GGACGCCGTCGCGCCGGCGCAGGTCGACGCGGTGGTCACGGCCGTCGCGGACGTCTCCGCCACGGCGGCGGCGGACGCGGTCGTGACCGCGGTCGGTGACGTTCAGGCCGACTACGGCGTGGTCGACGGCCTCGTGGTCGACTCGCCCACCACGCCGAGCTCGCAGGCGGCCGATCCGGGCGGGTTCACCGACTGGAACGTCAACATCGCCGAGGGCTACGGCTTCGCGAACGCGGTCGGCCACTACGAGTCGGCCAACGTCGACGAGGACGTGTCCACCGGCGCGAAGATCCTCGAGATCGGCGAGGCGGTGTACGCCTGGCTCGTCTTCGAGGAGACCGGCGGTGCCGTGTCGCTCGCGAAGGTGCTCGGGACGGCGGCCGTCTCCGGCAACGAGACGATCCCCGACGACGCGGCGATCACCGCCGCGGTCGGCCACGCGCGCTGGTACAAACTCGCGCTGTGCCACGCGCACCGCACCGGCGACGCGACGGTGGTCACGACCGAGGACGCGTCGTACGCGACGCGCTGGGGCGGCGGTGCGGCGGCCCTCGTGAACGACCTCAAGGCGAAGTACAACGCCGCGGTCGCCACGATCAACGAGACGAAGGCGGACCTGGCCGAGGCCGCCGCGCTCGCGAACGACCTGAAGGCCAAGTACAACGCGGCCGTCGCGCTCGTGAACGAGCTCAAGGGCATCGCGGGCGTGCTCGTCACGCTGGCCAACGGCGTGAAGTCCGCGCACGCGGGCACGGTCGCCCTCGCGAACGGCATCAAGGGCACGGCGGTCGCGGGCATCGTGTCGCTCGTGAACGACCTCAAGACCAAGCATGGGCTCACGGTCACCCTCGCGAACGCCATCAAGGCAGCGGTGAACACGTCGTCGGACGACGTCTCGCCGACGCTCAAGACGACGAAGGGCTAGGCCGGCAACGGCCGAGCACGGCGCCGTCGTTGGCGGACGGCGGCGCCGGTTCCGGTCCCATCGCAAGGAGGTCAGCACCATGTCGGTCGACGAAGTCAGGTACCTGCGGATCACCCCGTACAGCCCGAAGACGGGTGCGCTGGCGCAGAAGGTGTGCGTCGGCAGCCAGATCTTCGTGCAGGGCATCTGGTACACGATGCGCACCACCGCGGCCGCGCGGCTCGCGCAGCTGGTGCAGGTGTCCGGGGTGCCCTACTTCCAGGTCTGCACGCAGGACCAGTGGTCCGAGCTGGCGCGACGCGAGACGCTCGCGGCCGCCCGCGCGCACGGCATCCCGGTCGACGGGCCTGTGCCGGCGCCGCATGTTTCGGCGGCGCCGAAGCGCGGCCCGCGTGTGAGCGAGTTCGCCGACCTGGGCGACGAAGAGATCGGGGAAGTGGCGGGAGCCGAAGCGCTCATGGGGGTGCCCGCGGGAGCCGTCGACGCGCATCCGGACGAGACGTCCGGTGGCGAGGGCGTCGTGGCCGACTCGGGCGATGAGCGTGCGACGGGCATGGCGCCCGCCGCCGTCCCGTCCCCGACGCCCGCGGCAACCCAGAAGGGCGCGCGGCGGGTGGTGGTGGGTCGCGGCGCGCGGTAGCTCAGCCCCCGCTGCAACCGAGGCCTGCGAGACGGCCCGCTGGCCCCAAGCCGGCGGGCCGTTTCGTTGAGAGGAGCGAAGATGCGGTCGATCGGACGAGGCCAGAGCAGCAGCACGACGGTGCCGGTCCTGACGCTCTTCACGCCGAACGCAGACGGCGTGCTGGCGGACCCGGCCTCCGTCTCGTTCGAGATCTGGAACGTCGTCAACGCAGCGTCGCCGTCCCGCGTGGCGGGTCCGACGGCGGCCACGAAGGTTTCGACCGGCTACTACCTCGCGCCGTGGGTGGTGGCGGCCGACGCTCCGATCGGGCGGTACGAGGCGCGGTGGAGCTGGCAGTTCACGGGCGGCGCCGTGCAGACGGCGACGGACCTGCTCGAGGTGCTGACCGCCGTTCGCGCGCCGCTGACGCCGGTGTACGCGCTCGTCTCCGACCTGCGCGACGAGGGCCCCGACGCCGCACGCGTGAACGACGAGCGCGCGCGCGCCGCGATCATCCGCGCGACGCAGCTCGTGGACCTCTACACGAGGCACCGCTTCGCAGCGCGTCTCGCAACGCTGCGCGTAGATGGTCGGGGCGGGCAGACGCTGGTGCTTCCGGAGCCCGTCGCGGCTGTCGAGCGCATCGACGTAGGCGAGAGCGGGTCGAACCTCCAGGAGATTGACCTCGCGGACGTGACGATCGCGAACCGCCACCTGGCCGGCATCGACACGCCGGACGACCGCGTGTTCCCGCGGATCGACTGGAAGAGCTCCTACTCCATCGGGGGCAGCCAGTACACGCATCGTGCGTCGCTGTCCGCGTACGCGTTCTGGACGCCAGGCGTGCAGAACGTGCGCGTGACCGGCGTCTTCGGGTTCACGGACCCCGTTGCGGGTGGTCCGCCCGTGGGCGAGACACCGGACGCGATCCGCCGCGTCGCGATGCTGCTCGCGCTGCGCGAGGCGCCGAAGATGGTGACCGACGCGGACGAGCGCGAGGACGCGCAGCGGCGCGCGCGGATCACGAGCGAGAGCACGGACGGGCAGAGCTACGGGCTCGCGTCTCCGCCGTCGCTCGGCCAGGTGTCGCAGTGGACGGGCGACCCGGAGATCGACAACGTGCTCGCGCGGTACACCCGCGTGTCGAACATGAGGGCGGCCTGATGAAGTACACGCACAGCGTGTGGTGAGGAGGATCACGATGGCGTTCCACTGGCAGAACGGGTGGTTCTTCGGACGCGACAAGGACGGCAGCGTGCGTGTGCAGCACCACGCGCCTCCGCACGACGGCATGGACGAGCTCGGGTTCCCCGTCGGCGAGCCCGACATGTGCATCGCGATCCCCGGTCCGGAGTGGGCGAGCATCGTCGCCAGCGTGTCGGCGGCCGACGAGACGTCCGTCACCTACGAGGTCGCGCGTGCGTTCCACGAGGGCGTCCGCCCACAACTCGAGTGCGCGACGTGCGGCAAGCTCGAACACGCGCACGCGGACGAGACGCACGCGTTCGTCACGCCGTGGCCGCCGCCGGCGGCGCAGTAGGCGACCACGATGCGCGGCCGGCTCATCAACCCCTTCCTCGCGACCATCGCGAGGCTCGACACCGCGTCGACGGCGGCTGCCGCAAGCGGCGTCGGGTTCGACGAAGACTTCCTCGAGCCGAAGCTCGTGGCGCCGCAGTCCGGCTCCGGTCGTGGGACGTCGACGCGGCAGGAGATCACGACCGTTCTGCCGTGCCAGGTCGTACCGGAGAAGGAAGAAGAGCAGCGCGTCTCCCCGTCCGGGGCGACTCCGCAGACGCGCATCCGGCTCCTCTTCCACATGCGCGATCTCGAACGCGCGTCGCTCGTCGACGCGCACGGCATGCCGCTGCTGCGCGTGAACGACCGTCTCGTCGATCTGCGCGAACGGCACACGGGTGCGCTCGTGCAGGAGTTCCCTACCGGGCGCGAGCTCTACGCGACCGAGATCCGATCGCGTGGCTACGGCATCGGGCGCAAACGTAACCTCGTGCAGGCCACGTTCGAGGTACGCGACCGTTCCGTGGAGTCCGTCACGTGAACGTGAACGTGCGCAAGACGGGGGACTGGCGTCGTGCAGCCGCGTTGCTGCATCGCGGGCCCGCACGCATTCGCACGGCGGCCAACCGTGCGGTGCGCCAGGAAGCGCAGATGTTCCGCAAGGCAATCGTGCAGGGCATCCGTGACCAGGCACCCGGCGGAAAGGCGTTCAAGCCGCTCGCGCCGTCGACGCTCGCCGTCCGACGGCTCCTCGGGTTCAAGGGCACGAAGGCGCTCATCCGCACGGGCGAGCTGCGCAACTCGGTGTCCGTGCTCGAGGTGCGACCCGGCGAGGTCTTCATCGGCGTCCGTCGATCCGCACAAGGGAAGGACGGCCGCTCGCTCGTGAACATCGCGGAAATCCACGAGCGCGGCTTCGGCCCGTTCACCGTGTCCCTGTCCAATCGTGCGGTGTCGTTCCTGATGAAAGCGCTCTCGGAGGCGGGCATCAAGAAGACCCCGGACAGCGCGGTCCGCCACCGCAGGATCGTGACGATCACGATCCCAGCGCGTCCGTTCCTTCAGCCCGTGTTCGACGATCTCTTCGGCAACGAGGAAGAGGTCCGCAAGCGGGTCTACGCGCGCATCTCGCGCGAGCTCCTCGGGTCGTTCGGCCGCGCCGTGGTCTCGGTGCCTGAGCGGTGATACCATTCGGTGTGCATGGCCACGCCCACGATCACGACGGTCTCGCCGTCGAGCGGTCCTACGGGCGGACGCACGCTCGTCGAGGTCACGGGCACCAACTTCAAGACGCCGACTTTGCCGCCTGAGCAGTGGGGCCCGGCGTCGGCGCCGACCCCGACCGTCGCGGTGACGTTCGGTGGCGTGGCGAGCGAGTACGTCGCGGTCGTGTCGTCAACACGCCTGTTCGCGCGCGCGCCCGGTACACCGCTCGAGAAGCGCAAGCCGGCCTTCGGCGAGGGTGCCGTCGCGGTAGCAGTCTCGAACCTCGACGCGGGGGGCGTACCGGTCCCCGGTGAGACGGCGACGCGGGCGGCAGCGTTCACGTACCGGCGACCGCAGCTCCAGGCCGAGGCCGACTTCACGCGCGTGGTTCGTGCGGTCATCCGCGAGTTCCGGACGCAGGTGCTGCCGAACACGATCCTCGCGCAGCACACCGACTACGATCCGGCCGTGAGCGACGAGATCAACCTGGTCGACGTGGCGCAGCTGCCGGCGCTCGTGCTGGCAGGTCCGTCGCTCGCTGAGGTCCGCGACTACGCGAACCCTGTGCCGCTCGAGGTTGCGTCCACGAACGCCGAGTTCGTCGTGCACCAGGCGCCGCGTGTGGCGGACCTCGGGTTCCGAATCATCGGCGTGAGCGACACGCTCGACGAGCTCCTGAACCTCCTCGCTGCGGTGCAGGACTTCTTCGCGCGCAACACGGACCTCGCAGTCGTGCGCGACGAGGCCAACCCGTCCGGCGGTTCGGTCCGGTACGAGGTCGAGATGCCGCTCGCGGGCGTGCCGAGCGTGCGCCCGACGCCACCGGGGCAGAGCAACATCCGGAGCTTCGCCGGGAGCTTCGTGTTGCGCGGATGCCTGTTCGAAAGCCTGGCCGGATTCGTGGATGACAAGGCCTCGTCGCGGGGGCGTCAGACCGCGGAGGACGACACCGCTCTCGACGTCGGTATCAGTACGGGATAGGCTCTCCGCCGAAACGAGGGAGACCCCATGCGGACGGTGACGCTACAGAACCAGTCGGATCGGGCGCTCGTGGTCGTGCTGGACCACCCGGCCTTCCGCGACAAGCGGTACGGCTTCACGCACACGAAGCGTGCCGTCGTCGAGAAGCAGCAGGACGGGTCGGTCGGCGTGTCCACGCGCACGGTTGCCGTGCCGGGCTCGGTGACGCTGCCGCCGCGCGGGTCCGTGTCGGGACTCCACCCGGCGATCGCGAACTGCAAGCAGGTGCGGAACTGGCTCGGTGCGACGCCGCCGCTCGTGGTGATCAAGGACGACCCGTCCCGCGTGCCGGCGCCCGCTGCCGACACGCAGACGTCGGAGCGACGCCGGCCACCGCGTCGGGTTCCCGAAGCACCCACCGGCTCGGGTGAGCCCTCGCAGCAGTAGTCGCCGGACTTCAAGGACCTCGCCTCAAGGAGCACGAACATGGCCGACCAGCTCGCGTCGAAGATCATCATCATGGAGGAGGAGCCGCGCGTCCGGACGATCCAGGGCGTGCCGACCGCGATCGCCGGCATCGTCGGCGTTGCGGAGCGTGGCCCGATCGGCGTCGCGACGCTCGTGACGTCCTTCGACCAGTACCAGGACATCTTCGGGCGCCCGATCGCCGGCGGCTACATGGCCGACGCGGTCAAGGGGTTCTTCGAGAACGGCGGCCAGCAGGTGTACGTGTCGCGCACGCTGCACTACACCGACGTCGCGAACGCCGCGCACGAGGGCGTCGTGGCCGACGTCACGGTGCAGACGCAGACGGGCGCGGCCACGCCGGGCGCGGTCGAAGGGTCCGTCGAAGGCCCGTTCCGCCTCGCGGACAGCGACACGCTCTCGATCTCGGTCGACGGCGGCGCGCCGACGGTGGCGACGATCCAGGGCACCGCCGCGAACGTGCTGGCGGGCAACCAGGCGCCGTACGTCCTCGCGAACGAGGACGACCTCACGCTCAAGATCGACGGTGGCCCCGTCCAGACGGTCGAGTTCCTCGACTCCGAGTTCGTCGACATCACGCAGGCGACGGCGGCCGAGGTCGCGGCCGTGATCAACGCGAAGATCACGGGCGGCCGCACGACGGTGAGCAACAACCGCGTGCGGATCACGAGCGACCTGAAGGGCACGGACTCGTCCGTGGAGATCACGGGTGGCTCCGCGAACGGCGCGCCGAAGCTGAACTACACGACGGTCGAGCAGACGGGCACCGGCAACGTCGCGGACCTCACGCAGGTCTCCGTCGCGGAGATCAAGACCGTCGTCGAGGCGGCGGTGGCGGGCGTGCTCGTCTCGAACGTGGCGGGCAAGGTCCACATCGAGACGGTGGACACGGGCCCGACGGCGTCCGTCCAGGTCGCGGCCGCGAGCACCGCGGACGACGAGATCGGGTTCGACAACGCGACGCACGCGGGCGGCTCGGGCGCGGCCGAGGACGCGTTCAAGGTGAAGGGCAAGCACGCCGGCGCCTACGCGAACGCGCTCACGGCCGACGTCGAGGACGCCTCGAGCGGCGTCGTGACGGAGTTCAACCTCGTCGTGAAGGACAACGGCGTGGTGGTCGAGCGGTGGGCCAACCTCTCGATCGACCCGACGGCGACGCGCTACGCGCCGAACGTCGTGAACAGCGGCAACGACGCGTCGCTCCTGATCGCGATCGAGGACCTGTCGCCGTCGGACAGCTACCTGATCGAGCGTGACACGTACACGCCGACGGGCGGCCTCGACGGGCTCGACCGCATGGTCGACGCCGACTTCATCGGCGCGGGCTCGGACGGCGCCGTGGCGCTCGACGCGCTCAAGGGCGTGCAGGACCTGCGGCTCGTGCTCGTGCCCGACCGGCCGACGCCGGCGGTCGCGAACGCGCTCATCACGTTCTGCGAGATCACCAAGGGCGGAAGCTGCTTCGCCATCCTCGATCCGCCCGCGTCGCAGGACGCGGACGATGTCGTCGACTACGTCGAGAACCAGGCGGCGATCGGCGGCTCGACGGAGTTCGCGGCCATCTACTGGCCGTGGGTGAAGGTCGTCAATCCGCTCGCCACGAGCGACGCGACGCGCACGGTGCCCCCGTCCGGACACGTCGCGGGCGTGTTCGCGCGCACGGACGGCGCGAAGGACGGCGGCGTGTACCAGCCGCCCGCGGGCGTCGAGCTCGGCATCCTGCGGGGCGTGCTCGGCTTCGAGACGACCGAGGTCCTCGACGAGACCAAGCGCGACGTCGTGTACCCGCACCTCGTGAACCCGCTCACGAGCTACCCGGGCGCGGCGCCGTTCATCGACGGCACCCGGAACCTGCGGTCGAACTTCAACTTCCCGAGCGTCAGCGAGCGGCGCGGGGCCATCTTCATCGAGCAGTCGCTCAAGAAGGGCCTCGAGTTCGCGCGGCACAAGAACAACACGCCGGCGCTCCGGGCGACGATCGCACGCACGATCGAGGCGTTCCTGCTCACGCAGTTCCGCCAGGGCGCGTTCCGCCACTCGACGCCGGCGCAGAGCTACTTCGTCGACGTCGGCGACGCGATCAACCCGCCGACCGAGCAGTTCGCGCGGCGCATCAACGTCCGCGTCGGCATCGCGACCGCGAAGCCGACGGACTGGATCATCCTCAAGTTCTCGCAGGACACGCGCGCGCTCGAGGAGGAGATCGCGTCGGCCTCGGCGACGTAACCGCCGACGAACGTCCGCACGTACGACGGTCTGGCATTCGAAGGAGGACCCCATGGGCGTCATCGGCACCCCGAGGAAGTTCCACAAGAAGTACGCGTTCACCGTCGAGATCGACGGCATCGAGTCGGCGGCCTTCACGAAGTGCAGCGAGATCAAGGCGTCGACCGCCGTGATCGAGCAGCACGAGGGCGGCTCGCCGATCCCTGCCGAGAAGGCGCCCGGCCGCACCACGTTCGAGCCAATCACGCTCGAGCGCGGCTCGACGCGCGACCACGACCTGTTCGACTGGTTCAAGCAGGTCATCGATGCGCCGGCACTCGCGGGCACGAACGAGCCCGGCTTCCGGCGCAACCTCGACGTCGTGCAGAAGGACCGCAACGGCGCGGAGCTGCGCCGCTGGCGCGTGAAGGGCGCGTGGCCGTCGGAGTTCATCGGCGGCGCGTGGGACAACACGTCGGACGAGAACGTGGTCGAGAGCGTCACGCTCCAGATCGACTACTTCGACCTCGTCCAGGCGTAAGGCGGTGCGCGCTCCCGGTGGCGGCCGGGAGCGCGTGATCCAACTCAGGAGGTCACGTCATGCCGCAGCGAACGATCGAGTGCCCGTCCGGCCTGGCCGGCGTGGTCCGCGGGCTCAAGGGCCGCGAGGGGAACCTGCTCACCGACCAGCGCGAGATGCAGTCGGGCCGCGCGCTCGACCGCATCCTCGCCGCGTGCTGGACCGAAACGACGGCGCCCGGCCCGTACCCGCAGACCGAAAACGGGGTCATCGACTGGTCGCGCCTCCTCGTGTGCGACCACTTCTACGCGTTGATGCAGGTCCGCATCGCGACGTACGGGAACACGTACTCGTTCGGCCTCGCGTGCCCGAGCTGCCGCGAGCGGTTCGAGTGGGACCTCCCGCTCGACGAGCTCCCCGTGCGCGCGCTTCCGGAAGCGAGCCGCGAGCGCGTCAAGGCCGCCGACAACCGGTTCGACCACGTGCTCAGCGACGGGCGCCGGTTGGTCTTCCGACTGCCGACGGTGGCCGAGGTGCGCCGGGCGGTGAACGCGGTCCGGCAGCACACGAGCGAGACGGTCGTGCGCGCCATCGCGTCGCGCACCATCGAAATCGACGGCGGCGCCAACACGCCGGCGACGATCGTCGATGCCCTGAACGAGATGGAGATGGGCGAGCTCCCCGGCGTCCTGGCGGCGCTCGAGGCCATCGATGGCGGCGTCGAGACGGAGGTCGACGTCACGTGCCCGCACTGCGGCTCGCGCCTGCCGGTCGAGCTCCCTTTCGGGCGGGAGTACTGGCTGCCGAAGCGGACGCCGACCCCGTAGCGGCCGTCCTGCCAGTGCTCGACCCGGAGGCGTTCGCCAACCAGGTGCGCGCGCTCTGCTACAAGCAGCACGGGGGGTCCGGGTTCAACTTCACGATGGCCGACGTCCTCGACATGGAGCTCGGGGAGCTGGACGGCCACATCGAGTGGCTCGCCGAGCAGCGGGAGCGGGAAGCGGACGCCATCCGCAGGGCCGGTCAACGGCGCGCGTAGAAGGCAGCGCGCCGCCGCACAGGCGGCGCCAGGGCGCGTTTTAAGGCCGGGGACGGGGAAACGGACCACCCACGGGTCCCGGGCGCGTTGTAGGGCCACCTGCGCGGTGGGCTTCGGCACCGTTCCGGTTGGCACGGCGCTTGAAAAAAAAAAACGGTCCGCGTAGGATTTCGGGCATGACCACCGATTGGGCGAGCGAGATCCGGCGCGTCATTGCGAAGTTCGACCCCGACCAGCCGCGCGGCGAGGGTGGACGATGGAGCTCGGGTGGAGGGTCGCCAAGCTACGACAGCGGATATGCAGGCGGCAGCCACAGCTACGCAGGAACCATGCCCAAGACCAACAGCGGGAAGACGGTCAGCATGGACAAGCACCCCAGGGACTACAAGGGGTTCACCGAACAGGACCACAAGGAAGCAGCTGAGTTGCACCGCGGGGAGGCAGCTCGGCTTGCCGATGTCCACGACGAGATCGCGGCGCGCCCGGTCGAGTCGTGGCACCGCCCGGGCGACGAGGAGAATCCGGACAAACCGAATATGCGCTGGGCTGAATCGCGACGTGAGCACCGCTTGTCCGACGTCAGGGACGACATGCAGGAACACGAGGCGCGTGCTCGGCAGCACACCGCGTGGTCGAAGGATGCGGAGTCGCGCGCGGCTCGCGACAAGAAGTAACCCACCCTTCGCCGCACCCGCCGCTCGGTGCTATCCTCCACGGTGCGTGTGGAGGATTGATCGTGTCCCTATCAAATCTCGGGTTGGGATTCATCTTCACCGCGAAGGACATGGCGTCCGGTGTCATCAAGGGCGTCGAGTCGAACTTCGCTCGGATGGAGAAGACCACACGGGGCAGCTCGGCGGTCGTCAAGGAGCACCTCAAGACCTTCGGCAAGGGCCTCGGGCTCTTCGGCGCCGGCGTGGCGACGGTCGCGACCGGCTTCCACATGGCCGAGCAGGCCGACCCGTTCCTGCGCGCGATCGAGCAGGCTGGCGCGCGCGCGGGCGCGACCGAAGAAGAGCTGCGACAGCTGCGCGCGGCCGCGATAGACCTCGGGTTGAAGGGCACCGGCGTGTCGGCGACCGTAGCGGCCGAGGGCATCCGCGAGCTCATGTTCGAGGGCATGAACGCGGGGGACGCGATGCGCGCGCTCGCGCCCGCGATGCGGCTCGCGCAGATCTCGTTCGGGCAGCTCTCCGGGCCCGCGGCCGCGGGGTTCCTCGAGGACACGCTCTCGCAGTTCAACATGACGGCCGCGGAGTCCGGACTGCTCGTCGACAAGATGGCGCTCGCGATGCGCCAGTTCGGGTTGCCGATCAGCGAGGTCCAGATGGCGCTTCGCAGCACCGCGCAGGCGGCGGCGCTCACGGGCACAAGCCTCGACGAGACGCTGGTGTCGTTCGGGCTCGCGAAGACGGTCCTGCCGAACGCGATGCGCGCGGCGCGCGCGGTCGGCATGGCGATGCAGGCGCTCGCGGGCGACAAGACGCAGAAGGAGCTCAAGGGGCTCATCGGCAACGTCACCGACCTCGGCACCGGAAAACTCCGGCCGCTCACGGACATCCTCGTCGACGTCGCAGCCAAGACGCAGGGGATGACCCAGGCGCAGCGTGCGTCGCGCCTCGCCTCGATCTTCGGGCAGCAAGCAGCCGGCGGGCTCTCCGCGATGATCGACGCGCTGGGACGCGGCGTGAAGGATGCGAGCGGGAACGTGCTCACGGGCGCCGCTGCTGTCGACGAGCTGCGACGGAAGATGGGACACGCAGCAGGCACGGCAGAGGAGATGCGCGCGAAGTCGATGGACGGGTTCGGCGGCGTCATGGACAGCCTGCGCGCCGTGCGTGAGACGCTGCGCACGCAGTTCGGTGAGCCGTTCGCGGAAGCGTTCAAGCCCGTCGGTGAGGCGATACGCGCGATCATTCAGGGCGTGGGTCGCCTCGTCGAAGCGATCCCCGGTCCGGTCAAGGCGTTCATCGCGAAGATGGTTGTGGCCGTGGGTGGGCTCGTCATGGCGCTCGGTACGCTGGTGATGGCGAAGGCCGGCATCGCGATCCTCGGCGTCGCGCTCAAGGCGCTCGGCATCACCGCCGCCGGTGTCCTCGGGCCACTCCTGCCGATCGCCGCCATCATCGCGGGCGTCATGATCGCGGCGATCGCGCTCAAGGCGGCGTTCGACCGCAACTTCGGAGGCATCCGCGACACGCTCACGGCGTTCTGGTCGAAGGTGCAGCTCGTCTTCGGTGGCATCGGCCAGCTGTTCAACCAGGGCGGGTTCTCCGGCGCGATCCGCAAGGAGCTCAGCAAGGCGGAGAACTCGGGCATCAAGAGCTTCCTGGTGGGCATCTACCTCTTCGGCTCTCGCGTGAAGGCCGTCTTCGTCGGCATCGCGGAAGGCTTCGCAGCCGGCATTGAGCCGATGCGTCCGGCGTTCGCGGCCATCAGCGACGCGCTGCGCGCGGTCGGACGGGCCTTCGGGCTCATCGGTGACGCGGGTCGGAGCGCCGGCGCGGCGATGCCGCTCGACGTGTTCCGCGGGTTCGGTCAGGTCATCGGGTGGATCGTCGGTGCAGCGTTCCGTCCGCTCGCGTGGGTGCTGCGGTTCGTCGCGAACCTCGTCGAGGGGTTCTTCGGTGTCATCGGTGAGGCGCGCGCGCAGCTCGCGCCCGCGTTCGAGGCGTTGAGCGGCGCCGTGCGCGCGCTCTTCGACGCGTTCAGTGGAGGCGGCACTGCGATCTCGCAGTTCGCGGCACTCGGGGACGAGGGCCTCACGCTCACGGACGTGTTCAAGGGGATCGCGGTCGTCTTCAAGGTTGTCGGCGTTGCGATCGGCATGGTGGTGACCGGTGCCATCCAGGTCCTGACGCTCGCGATCACCGGCCTCGTGAAGGTTGTCACGTTCCTCGTCGACGTCTTCAAGTTCGCGTGGGAGACGGTTGGACGGCTCGCCGGCGCCATGACGGACGCGTTCCAGAACGCTGGGGACTGGGTGAGCGCCACGTGGAACAAGATCCTGGCGACCGTACTCGGCGTCGTCGCGCGGCTGCCGGAAGGCCTGCGCGTGCACATCGGACTCGGCAACGTCGACCAGTGGATCGCTGACGCTGAGGCCGCAGCGCGCCAGGCTGAGGGGCGCATCCAGATTCGGAACGCGATGGCGACGGCGCCCACCACGGTAAGCGCGGACCGCGCGCTCGCGGATGCAGCGAACGTCGCGGCTATCGCGGGGCGGCATGGCGTCACGGTCGAAGACGCGCTAGAGGCGGCGCGGATGCTCCTGGCGCTCGCCACCCTGGTCATTGCGACGCTCGGCGGCCTCTTCGCCCGCGGCCCGGCCCGCGCCTTCTGGGCCGGGTTCGCCCTGGTCGGGTGGTCGTGCCTCTTCGCCCCCGACTCGATCCGCTCCGAGCTGGT